GGCTCATTTCATTACTAGCGCTGATGGATCGACGCCTGACATAAGTATTGCAAAGAGAAAAACTAACGGAATAACCAATATTGCAGCATCTTTGAAGTCTTTTGATGCCATCATATCCTTAGCTAAAGAGAGATTTTCCAAGTCTCTCTGCCCGATTTCTTTAAGGTTTGTACAACCTTCGTAAACTGCTCTCTTCTTGCTCATATTTCAGTTACTCCCTTCTTCAGCTTGTTTAGTGCCAGCACCACTAAATAGTTAAGCTTCCCGATGTAACCACCCCCATTATCGGGGTTCGTTTGTCTGTAGTCTTTGCCCCAATGGAATAGACAGAAATTAAGCTTTTCTTCTACCGTTAAGCTCCGAGCATAAATAGCCTCCGGTGTTTCTGAATTACCTCTCTCTCGCCAAGCGTTATAGTTTTTCATGATTGCTCTCCTTCAGTCTTACGCGGGGTTTCAAAAGCTATGCCGCTGACGATGCTTCTGTCGTAGCTCTGTACCTTGGCTGGCAAGTCTTCGCGGGTTGCTCGCAGTTTAGTTAATGCGTTGATCGCATCTTGCAGGACTTCGTAGCGTTGTGGTAAAGCGAACCAAATGCCGTTCCAATCAAGTTGCTTTAGGCCGTACACGATAGTTGTGTTCATGATTGCTCTCCTTCAGTCTGATCGCGGAGCGTCTTTAGGTAATACCAAAGATTTATTGGTAGCTTGCTCAAGGCGACTGTCTGCCTTCCAGCAGGTGAATAGATTTCCACCTGTTCGCCTTCGCCACCTACTAGGCGCATTGTCATTTCTGTATCACCTAACATACCTGCTTCTAATACTAGCCAGCCGTCTTTAATTGAACATCCAGTTTCCATTTCCATAATCTTTCTCCAGTTTTGATGTGTTTTACCAGTCTACTTGAACGTCTCGATCCCATGAGTAGTCAACGACTTCACTGGTTTCGATAACGGTTGTTTTGCATTCCGAGGGTGTTTTGTGCGCCGCTCCATTTTCAAGTGCGTCCGCTACTTCGCTGTACCATCCGCTACTGTCGCCGTCGATGACTGATTCACAGGCAGTTGCCCGCATGACTTCAGCCTTAGTAATGGCGATCTCGCCTTCTATGCGCTCAACAATAGTGGTGGTTATGATTCGGGTTCTGGTGCCATCTACATAGAATTTCATATTCTATCTCCTGTTTGTGAAACAATAGTATAACACAGATAATAATAAAGGTAGTATTTATTTAGAGACTATTTAGGAATAAAAAGGCATAAAAATATTCGATTTGGCTATTGCTTATACCTTTTTGCAGTAGTAACCTCGGTTTACTAGAACTTTATAGCGTCTAGAAATGACTGAAGTAAATGCGCGGAAGCGTGAAGAAAAGAAAGTCCGAAAACCCTCTGTAAAGGCTACGGTTAGATCGAGGGGCTTTGTCATGCCTGTCGATCTTGTAATACCGGCGTGGCACTTTCCAGATGAGTGCATCTTCTGCTGAACACTGCGATTTAGTCACTCCAGTACAAAACTTCCTGTCCCGAATCGTTTGGCAGCTTATCTGCTACGACGCAGCGGGCAATATCCTTGTTAGTAAGATGTTCGATACCTATCGTTGCCTCGATGCCGCTTCTGTAATAGCTGCTGGGCATCCTTTCTATGACTATCATGAAGTCATAAAGACTGAGGTGCCGTTGCATTGAGCCTCGAAATCCAAGCCATTCATTTTAACGCTGATCTTTATGAGAAAGACGATGCGATTGCGTGGGCAGAGGATCACGGCCATCCGGTTCAGGCAGTCCGTGAAGAGTTCTTCGAGGGACGCTTAATACGACACATTGTTGCCTGTTTTGAGCCGTCAGAGGCCATTGAGGGATCGTGGCGGGCTGCTAGCGATGATTTCCCTGATGGAATCCATGTCAGCTATTGCGAGAGAGCAAAATCTATGGAAAACAAAGCCTATTCAACATTCGAGGTTAAGAGCTTCGATGAAGATGAAAGAATTATCACCGGTGTGGCTTCAACACCTAGTCCAGATCGTGATGGTGATGAAGTGATGCCTATGGGAGCCAAGTTCGCGCTACCTTTCCCTCTGCTAGCCCAACATGATCACAGCTTGCCGGTTGGGCAGGTTGTGGAGGCTAAAGCTTCAGCCGAGGGGCTTTTTATTACGGCACAACTCGCAAAGGATAGCGGGCTTGATTACGTGGAAAAGGCATGGAAGCAGGTTAAATCTGGTTTGTTGCGCGGGCTTTCGATTGGCTTTCGGCCAACTAAAAGCGCTCCTGGTCGGAAGGGCACGAAATTTCTTGAGTACGATCTATTTGAATTATCACTTGTCACTATTCCAGCTAACGCACAAGCAGGGATAGCGACTGTTAAGCAATACGCCAATGCTCCTGAAGTCAATGACGAACAGTTGTTCGACGCTGAGGCTTACAGGCATGACGTTCTAAATCGCGCAGCCGCCGCGATCAGCAAGTCCCAATCAATCCTAAATATCAAAGGTAAATAAAATGAGTATTTCAGATAAAGTTATGGCGGCTGAGCAAGCTGCTGTTGAAGCAAAGGATAAGCTCGTCGAGCTTACTAAGTCATTTGATGAGTCTGCTGATGATGCTGGCCTTGTTGCCATCGAAGAGCAGTCAGAAGCCGTTGAGAAAGCCACTCAGCAGTTGGCAACCTACCGCAAGGCGGAATCAGCACTCGCGTCAAAAGCAGCGTCTTTCGATGCTCCTTCGATCGTTAAGAGTGTGAAGTCTCGCGAGCCTATCGACTACGTGCTGGCAAGTGCTTTATGTGCATTTGAATCATTCGCCACTCGCAAGTCATTTGATCAAGTCATGGATGAGCGCTATGGCCAAGACGATCACTTGAAAGCTGTTGCTGGAAACGTTGTTAAGGGCGCTAGCGCTCCTGCTATGTCTAACGTTGATGGTTGGGCAGCAGAATTGTCGCGTGAAAGCTACGCTGCATTTCTTGATCTGCTTCAGCCAGAGTCGGTAATTCCTAACGTTCCTATGAATCGTTTTGAGTTCCAAGGCTTCAGCGCCATTAACATTCCTGGCAGAGCTGCAACGCCAAACTTGGCTGGTGCATTCCGAGCCGAGGGTGATCCCATCCCTGTGAAGCAAGCTGCAACCATGCAGACGCAGTTAACGCCTAAGTCTATGGGTGTTATCTCTACCTTTACGGCTGAGTGTTTGCGTCGATCTACTCCTTCAATCGAGGCACTTATCCGTAAGTGGATTGTTGAAGATACTGCTGTGGCACTAGACAACCAGTTCCTTGGTAACTCTGCTGCTACTGTGTTGGCTCCTGCTGGATTGCAGAACCTAGCTGGAAGTAACACCAGTGCTTCATCGGGCGCTACGCATGACGCGATTGTTGCCGATGTCAAGGGAATGGTTCAGAGCATGACTGCTGCAAACCTTGGCCGTCGCCCTGTTTGGATTATGCATCCTTCAAACTTGATTGCGCTGAACATGACGCTAACTGCCGTTGGCACTCCAGCATTCCCAGAGACAGCTAGTAATAGTCTTTACGGTATGCCTGTAGTTACTTCAACGACTGTACCGTTAGATGTTGTTTACCTAGTTGATGCTGCTGAGATGGCAATCGCATTCTCAGGGCCTCAGTTCTTAGGTACTGATGTTGCTTCTGTTCACATGGAAGATACGACGCCTTTACCCATCGTTGATGGCGCTGGCACTGCGGCTGCTCCTGTTCGATCCTTGTATCAAACTAACAGCCTAGGCCTTCGCATGACTCTGGAAACGGACTGGAGTGCAACTCGTGACGGCGCTGTTGTGACTCTAACTGCTGTTAACTGGTAAGACTCCTATCGGGGCGGCTGGTATAGCGCCCCATTCTTTTATTAACGGAGAGATTATGTCTACTACAACGTTTGTTTGGGTTCATAAGTCCTGCGGAGAAAGCAACAACCGAGTTGGCTTTATGCATCTTCCTAACGCTGATGCAGATGCCATTTTAGGCGTTAATGCTCAGCATCCAAGAGTCGGTGCTAATTACTTGAAGCCGATAGATACATCTCCATCGGTTGCTCCAGTGGCAACGAAAACAAAGAAGAGCAAGAAGAAGGCAAAGGCGGAGCCAAAACCCGAAGCTGAAATAGTTAATGAGGTTCTTGATGGGATTTGCGGCGAAGATTAAAGGGCTTTGGAACTCTGCTCCTGAAGGATCGGAGCGTGGGCCGTGGTTCGGGCAGAGTGGCGAGAGTGGTTCATTCTTTGAGCTAGGACGCCTTGACGATGGCTTTCAGCGTAACTTGCATTTACCTGATGGCATTGACGCCAAAAGAATACCTGCTGCTTATGCTAGTGTTATGGCAAGCGCTCGCGCTGCGTCTCAGTGTCAGCCAGTGCATAAAATACGTGATGCAGATGGCAAGTGGGATAATACGGAAGAGAGTTCCGTCGCTGCCATTTTGCGCCGTCCGAATTCCTATGAGACTTTCGCGCAATACATCCTTAACGCTGTAAGTCAGCTTCACTTTGCTGGCGAGTCATTTTCCTTGGCAATTCGTAATGATCGAGGCGAGGTTGTCGCGCTGCATAGGATGAGTGATCGGACATGTACGCCTTATGTTGTCGAGGGCGAGCTTTTCTATTCTGTTAGTACGGGCAATCCTTTTATTCCCGATGAGATTGAGCAAATGGTTCCTGCGCGGGACGTTCTGCATTTGCGTATGCATACTCCTAGACATCCTTTGGTGGGTGAATCGCCTATCAAGGCTGCTGCTATGGCTGCTGGAATTAACGTCTCTCTCAGCGGTTCTCAGGCGGCATTCTTCAATCAAATGTCTCGCCCTTCCGGTGTTATTAGCACCGATCAAGTCCTGAATAAAGATCAGCTAGTAAGCCTTCGGGAAGCTTGGCAGCAGCAATCACAGAAGCTAGCCCAAGGCGGCGTCCCAATCCTATCTGCTGGCCTCAAGTGGCAACCCATGAGCATATCGAGCCAAGATGCTCAACTCATGGAAGCTCAGAGATTTTCAGTGGAAGAGATAGCCCGATGTTATGGCGTCCCTCTTCCGATAATTGGCGATATGACAAACAGCACTTTGAATAACGTTGAACAGCTTATCTCGTTCTGGCTATCCATCAGCTTGTCATCATTGCTAGAGAACATTGAGCAAAGCATGTCTGTTCTGTTTGATCTTCCGTTTACGCAAAAGATTGATTTTGATGTGACTGGATTATTGAGGGCAGATTTTCAGACACGGATCGACGGCTTAACTAAGGCAGTTCAGGGTGGTTTGTATACGCCTAATGAAGCCAGAGCTAAGGAAGGTTTGCATCCAGTTGAGAAGGG